AGTCGATCGCGCCCTGGTGGCGCGACACGTCGATGATGGGAACCAGGGACACGAGGGCCTCCGTTGGTCGAGGGGTGAACGGGGTGAGCCGGGGCGCTGGGTCAGGCGCGGCCGGTGTGCTCGGCCGTGGTCACGCGCCGACCCGGTACACGTGGAGATGAGCGGTAGCGACGTTGACCGCTGCACCCGACGCTTGGAAGGCCGCCACCTTGACCGTGTCGCCGGCGGCGAGCGGGAGCGTGATGCCGAGGGCGCGGCGGTCGGACGGGGTGATGCCCGTGTCCCAGTCCAGGCCGGCGGCGGTCAATCGGATGAGGGCGTTCTGCGTGACGGTCGACGCAAGCTGCACGCGTGCCGAGATCGAATACAGACCGCCGAGTCCGGCCGGAATCGTCACGATCGAGCCGGTTGGTGTGTAGAACCCGTGGGTGTCCGCCGTCTCCGTCGGCCAGGTGATGTCAGTTGGTGAACCACCGCTGGGAATGGACAACGTCGTGGTGCGCGCGAGTGAGCAGCCGACCCGGCTCGCTGGCGCAATCGTCGTCCACGTGCCGGTGCCGCCGCCGACCGTGCATAGCTCGAGCACACCGGCGGTGTAGGCGACCATGCCGGCGATGGCGCCACCGATCGCCATCATGGCGGTGTTGCGGTTGCCGGTTGTGGTGTAGCGGGGGACGCCCTTCGTGTCGAGCGCGGTGACGAGCGCTCGGAGGTCGGCGGGGACGTCGACGGGGGACGAGTCGCCCGGGGACGGGATCGCGAGGACCGGGGACGTTGCGGCAGTCGTGGGCATCAGCCGACCCCCTGGTCGTACAGCTCGAGGGTGGCGTCCTGCACCATGAACTGGCCGGCGCCGCCGGTGCGGAACACCCGCACGTTGAAGGTCTGAGCGGCGCCGCCGCCCGTGATGGAACCCCACGTGACCGTGGTGTCGATGTTCGGGTCGTTCGTCGCGCCGAGGTACTGCACTCGGACCCCGGGAAACTTGGCGATCTCGAGCCCGTCCGTGCGGTTGATCTGCGCGCCGACCTGCACCCACTCGCCGGCGGTGGTCGCCTGCACCCGTACCCGGCCCTTGAACTCGTAGCGGCGGCCGGCCTCGAGCGTGATCGGGCCGAGCGTCGCGAGCGTGACGTCGGTCGCGTCGGGCAGCGACCCGCCGACCGCCGACGCCCGATACCCGCGAGCGAAGCCCGCAAGGTCGGGCGTGACCGCCCTCCATCCGATGACGGCGCCGAGGTACACGTACAGGCCAACGGTGCCGGACGTCTGCACGGCGAGGTCGCCGTAGGCGGGGCCGACGATCGAGCCGACCGTCGCCACGACACGGGCACCGGGCCATGCCCACTCGACGTCGGATGCCGTCGCGGGGTTCGATCGGAGCAGCTGACCGGCGGTCGCGGTGAGCATGTTGTCGAGCCAGTCGGCGACGGCGCCGATCTGAGTCGGCCCGTTCGGCGGATCGGCGGGCAAGGGCTTGGGGATGCCCTTCGGGGTGGACGTCGGCACAACACCTCCTGGGTGTTCACGAACCGTGGGGGTGCGCGCCAGCGCGGCCGCCGGGTGGCGGCGGCCGCGTCAGGCGCCGGGAGGGGTGGGGCTGGCGGCGAGCAGCACGTCGGCCCACGTGGCCTTCGCGGCGAGGAGCGCCGTCCATGACGCGTAGGCGTCGATCACCTGCTGCCAGGTGAGGTACTGCACGAGCCGGTCGAGCCCGTATTCGATCGACCAGGACCGGTCCTGCCCCTGGCGGTGTCGGACACGCTCGACGACGGACACCTGCACGAGCTCGGGCCGGCCGGGCGGCCGGGCGATCACGCCGACGACGTCGCCGGGGCGCAGTTGCGTGGCCTCCCACGGGACCGTCAGGCGACGGCCCTGCAGGCGAACGCTCGTGATCAGGAGCCGCGGCACACGGCGCTCGGTCAGGATCTCGGTCGCGAGGTCGACCGCGTCGTCGGGATCGCCGAGCAACGTCGCCACGGGCAGCGACCGCGCCCGGCGCTCCGAATCGGGGTCGACCTGCGTCACGATCGAGCCGTCGCCGAGGGTGACCTCGACCCGGGTCGCGTACCGGTCGATGCCGTACAGCTGGCCGATGTCCAGTACCGGCACGCCGACCGAGCCGGCGGTGTCGAACCACACGACCGGCGCGTCGGCCGGGCCCGGGCGCGGCCGGTAGTACGGCTGCCCGGAGTCGGTCGTCGACACGACCGCCCGGTCGCCGGCGGCGGCACGGGTGATGTGGTCAAGCACCGACCCCTCGAACGTGGCCGGCGCACACGTCGGCCACGTCCCGCCAGGCTCGATCGTCGCCGGGAGTCCGGCCAACGTCGTCACGCGCTGCACCCGTTCGGCGGTCGTCTCGACCCACGGACGCCGGCCGAGCTCCCACATGTCGGGGCCCGGGTTCCTCGGGTTGATCCCGGACGCCGGGACCGGGTCGGAGACGATGAGCCATGACAGTTGCCCGTTCATGAACCCGTTGGGGTTCCCGGCGATGTTCGGGTCCGGCAGCACACCGGCGAGTCCGATCGTGGTGAACGCACGGACGGGCCCGAGGTCCCTGCCCCACAACTGCCCGGTCAGGAGCATGTTGCGGTCGATGCTCGCCCGCACCCGCCCTTGGTAGGTCCAGACCTCGAGGAGGTGCGGGTGGTCGTAATACGGGCCGAACGAGTTGAAGAACAGTTGGGTGCTGTCCATCGTGGCGATGTCGCGCACGGTGCTATCGACGTAGAAGCGAATGTCGTCGGTGCCGGCGGCGGTGCGCAGGCGCAGGAGCGGCGGCGCGCCCGTCGTGCCGGACGAGTCGGCCGGCGTGAACCACAGGGCGAGGTACCACTCGCCCGAGAAGTCGACTCCGGTGATCGTGCCCTCGGGCGCACCGGCGAGGACGGTCGTCGACGGTGCCGTGTCGAACGGGGCGACCGGGTTTCCGGTGTCGGGCGCGGCGTTCCATGTGCCGTCGACGCCGCCGACTGCGGCCTTGATCGTCGTCGACGACGACGAGAGGGGCCACGCGTGCCGGACCGTCGAGCGGGTGAGCACGTCGGCGAAGATCGCCGACGGCGGCAGGCTGACCTCGGCGAGGATCGCCTGCCAATCCGTCATCTCGAGCGTTGCCGTGGAGTTGGTCAGGTCGTAGTGCGGCTCGACCCGCTCGACGAACCCGGCGAACGGGACCGCCTCGACGGCCGGCTGCAGTTGCCCATAGGTGGCCGGCCCAGCGACCGCAAGGTCGGTGTACGAACTGAACCCGGCGGCGAGCTCGTCGTACGTCGCGGGGTCCTGCGACCACTCACGGATCCGCACCCGGGTCCCGAAGTCGACACCCGGCGCCGAGCCCTGCCAGAGCGGCGACTGCGTGTTGCTCGGGTCGAGCACGCCGACGGGGTCCGACATGACGACCGTCGCAGTGGCAGGCTCGATCTCGTCGAGGGACTTCTCGCGGCCCTCCTCCCATTCGATCTCGCGCACGCACCGGCCGTCGACGTCGAGGCGGGTCCACTGGTGCCGGTTCGGTTCCTGCGTCGTCGGCAGGCCGACCGCCGCCTCGACCCACGTCTGAGGCACCGGACGGTCGAGAGGGACGGCCTCGACGAACGGGATCGCTCCCCCGGTGATCGCCGTGTCGGCGGCGGCCGACGCCCGGGCGGTCATCAGCCCCCGGGCAGTCCCGTCCGTCACCAGCAGATCCGCGGCGGCCGCCGGCGAGGCGGCCGTCCCCTGCGCCGCCCCCGACACCGTCAGGGTCGACCGGGCGGTGACGCCCTCGATGATCCACGCCGAGTCGACGGCGAGACGGGCAGCGTTGACCGCCGACTGACTGTTCGCGCCAGCGCCCTCGACGGCAAGGCGCATGAACGCCGCGCCGGCCGGTGCTTGCACCGCGAACTGGCGCGTCTCCCACGTCGATGCGGCGATCGCCGCGGCGCCGCCGCCATCGCTGCCCGTGAACACCATCGCCGACGAGTAGAAGATGAGCCGGACGCCGGGCGACTGGCGGATCGCCGCCGAATTGAAGTACGCGAACCCGCCCGCGTACCACGTGCCCGGCGTGCACGCCACAGGCGGGCTCACGAACCGCAGACCAACGTTGGACGTGATCGCCGTCGACCCGGCTTCCTTGCCGGCGCACTGCGCGCCGGCGTAGGCGCCGCCGACGAGGATCGCGAGAGGACCGGACGCCGTGGGCGTGGCGAACGGCCCGAACTCCCACGTCCAGTCGGTCGAGGGGCCCTCGAAATCGGCGTCAGGCGGCGCGAGGAGATTGCCGCCGCTCATGTGTCGACGGTGATGTTCCAGCGGAGCTCGACAAAGATGATGCCCTCGCCGATGGCGAGGTTCTTCGGTACGAGCAGCTGCATGGACCCGCGGTAGACGCCGCCGGTCGTCCAGAACGACAGGTGGGTGACCAGGCCGGCGGCCGTGACGGTCGCCCACGTCGGGGTGTTGGATGCGAGCTTCGCGGCGGCAGCCGCCGGCGACCAGGTGACGACTTGGCGGGTCGTGTCGCCGAACTGGTTGGCGGTGCCCGACGCACCCGGGTAGCCGGTGTGCATCTGCGCCCGGAGCGCGTCGTCGAACATGGCGTTGAGCCCGGCGTTGCCTTGGGCGGCGGCTACGGCCATCGTGCGGCCTCCTGCGGAGTTGAGGGGGTGTCAGGCGGCGAACGGGCTGCGGCCCGTGCGGCGTGCCGTGTCGATGAACTGCGACCGCGTCGCCCGGGCGATCTCCCGGCCGTCGAGGGTCACGACGACGGTCTGATCGAGCGCCAGCGGACGGGTCGCCGACGAGAGAGACGGGTGATCCAGCGGCGTCACCCGCGCCCCACGCGGGAGGTCGAGCACCTCGGGCTGGCGGCGCTCGCCGACGACCACCCGACCGCCCGAGCGGAGATTGCCGCCGTGGGCGAGCTCAGGGATCTTCGGCACGCCGACGGTCTGCCCGCCGACCTTGCCGCCGCCGAGGAACCCGGGCACCGTCACGGACGGCAGGGTGAACTCGAGCGAATTCCACATGCGGATCAGCGAGTTGATGGCCCACTTGAAGGCGTCGACGATGCCGTCCCACATGCCCTTCGCTGCGGCGGCGATCTTGCCGCCCATCCCGGCGAGCCAGCCGAGCACCGCCTCGCCGGCCGAGCGCACGCCGGCGAACGCCGTCTCGGCGCCCTTGCGGATCGTGTCCCAGTTGCGGACGATCGCGAGGGTGGCGAGCCCGATCGGGCCGGTGAGGATCGCGAGGAGCGTGGTCCAGTTGCGCTTGAACCAGTCGATGACGCCGCCGGCCTTGTCCTGCAGCCAGCCGAAGAAATCACGGAACCACTTGGAGATCGTGTCCCAGTTCTCGACGATGACGTACGCCGCAGCCAGCGCGGCGATGGCGATGAGCGCGTACGGGCCGATCGCCGACAGGGAGCCGAGTAGGCCCGTGCCGCCGGCGCCGCCGGCGCCGCCCTTGCCGAGCAGCAGCAGCAGCGGGCCGAACTCGCTCACCAGGCCGCCGACGCCGCCCCCGAGGGCCATCACGCCGTAGGCCACGTTCTGGAAGGCGGGCGGCAGCTGGTTGATGAGCGGGATCACCTGGCCACCGATGAAGTTGACCCACTTGGTTTCGATGTTGCGCTTGAACGCCTCGAGGTTCGCGGCGGCGTTGTTGGCGAGCATGTCGCCCGCCTCCTGCGTCGCGCCCGTGAAGTCGGTCATGGCCGCGGTCGCCGGGTTCATCGCCGCGATCGCGTCGATGCCGAGATCCTCGAACATGGTCCCGAACAGCGCGACGCCGGCCATCTCCTGCTCGGACGGCGGCAGGTTCCGCAGCTTCGTGATCACGTCCTGCAAGATCCCGACCGACTGCGAGCCGCCGGCCGACACGGCCGCCGCGACGGCGTCGGCGTTGAGCCCGAGCTTCTCGAGGACCTCGATCGCGTCCTCGCCACCGTCGGTCACCTGCACCGTGAATTCCTTGATGGCGTCCGACGCGATGTCGGTGTTGCGCGCACCAGCCTGCACCGCGGCGGTGATCATGCCGAGCGCCTGCGGGCCGGAGAGCCCGGCCTGGGCCCACGAGGCGGAGTACTCCTCGATCGACTCGATGAGCTCGCCCTGCATTTCGACGGGGAGGCGCTGCGCCGCGGTGAGGATCATGTCGAACGCCGTCGTGGCGTCGGGCGCCAGCCCGTTGCGGATCAGCTGACCGGCGCCGCGCACGACCCGGTTCACGTCCTCGTCCATGATCGTCGCGAGGGTCAGGGCCTTCTCGGAGATCTCCTTGAGTGCGGCGTCGCCGTACTTGTCGAGCCCGCCGAGGTTGGCCTGGATCGCCTGAATGGCCGCGGCCGCGTCCTCGACGCCGTCGCCGAAGTTGTCGGCGTACACCTCGCCGGCGACGCGGCCGGCGCGGGCCGATTCGGCCGGGTCGAGCCCCAGCCGGGCCCCGAGCAGGCCCGACTGCGCCTCGCGGTCCATCGCCGCCTTGAGGCCGACACCGAACGCCGCAGCGGCGCCGGCGGCCAGACCCGCGACGGCCTTGCCGAGCCCCTCGCCGCCCTTCTCGACCGCATCCTCGGCCGACTCGGTGAGCTCGTCACCGATGCGCTTGCCCGCCTGCTCGGCGGTCTGCTCGCCCTTCTTGAGTTGCCCCTCGAACTTGCCGAGGCCGACGAGCAGGTCGAACTGCGCGGCGCCGATCTGATCACGGTTGGCCATTGCCGGCACCTCCCCCACCGTTCAGGTGGGCCATCCAGTCGAGCGCCGCGGCCTCGACGGCGACACGCTGCTCAGGGGTCGGCTCGGGCACGTCGGCGGCTTCACCGCGGAGGTTGCGCAGGTACCGGCTCTTGGGCAGCAGCTTCTTGACGCGCGACATCGCGGCCGTGTCCCACGCCTGAGCGACGGCGAGCTCGACCTCAAGCTCGAGCCTCTCGCGTTCGGCGTCGACCACGGCCATGACGGCCTTCGGGGTCAGGTCCCAGATGGCGGCGGCGGGAACCCCTGCGGAGAGGGCGGCGGCAACGTACTGGTCCCAGTCCCACGTGCCGCCGCCATCAAAGGGTCCTTCACCGCACCCCCCGCCGCCCGGGCCGCCGCGTCGATGTTGTCGAGCCGCTTGCGCAGCGGCAGCGACAGCTGCAGCAGGATCAGCGCGTAGTGCGCGAGGTCGTCGGCGCCGATCTGCTCGGTGATGGCGTCGACGTCGTCGATGGTGTACTCCGGGCCCGGACCGCCGGTGATGCGCCGATGGTGCTCGATCCCCGCCCACACGAGCGTTGCCGACGTCGACATCGGCACCGTGGGCAGCGCCACCGACGCCGCGTCGATGCCTTCCTCGGCGGCCGACGCGGCGGCGTACGCACGGCGCATGTAGGCCATGTACACGTCGTCGAGCGACTGCCCGAGGGCTTCCTCGGCCCACCGGATCGCCCGAGCAGCGAGGCAGCCAACGACGTGCGTCGCCTCGCCGTGCCGGTACGGGATGGCGACCTGCCCCTCGTGGGGGTTGACCGCCACAGGTGCGGCGCCGGCCATCAGGGGGCGACCGGCGTCATCGCGCCCGAGATCGCGAGGTCGATCGAGCCCGTCACCTTGTCCTGGTCGGGGAAGCTCACCTCGAGGTTCTCGATCGTGGCCACGCCCGACTCGACGGGCGCGGCGCCGTCCATGATGCGGACCGGCACCTGCAGGCCCGTCTCGGCGGCCTTGCGGAGGTACTGCACCGCGGTCGCCGGGCTCTCGACCAGGGTCGGCCACGCGGTCAGATTGAACTCGCCACTGATCGACCGGGTGCGCCGGCCGGGCAGGTTCGTGGCGTCGCCCGAGTCCTTGCACGAGTCGTCGATCGTCGCGGTGTTGATCGTGTACGAGCCGTCGGTCTGGCACGGGATGACCGTCCAGGTCGGTTCCGAGGGCGTGCCCGTGTTCACCGCGATGAGGATCGTCGCGCCGTTCTTGCCAGCCATGCCGGCCTCCCTTCAGAGGGGTTGGGGTGGTGTGGGTTGGGGGGGGTGGTCAGGACTCGGACCGCACGCGGACGTCGACCTGCCGCGAGTACACGGACGGGTCGTCCTTGACGACGGCGATCGACGCCGACGCCATCCAGGCGCCGGGCGCCAGGCCCTCGGGCTGGCGGTGCACGAGCGCCCGGCAGCGCTCGGCGATTTCGTTGACCCGCTTCGTCGAGCCGGTCGCGTCGGTGAACACGAACGCCGTCACGGTGCGATCGCGGCCGTCAGTCGACTTGTCGCCGTCGTCCTCGTCGCTGACCACGCCGACGATCACGACACACGGGGACGGGACGCCCTCGGGCGCGGTGTCCTCGTCGGCGACGACGATCGCCGGGCCCCCCTCGTACTCGGCGAGGAGGGCGGCGAGCTCGTCGTCGGCGGCCCAGCGGGCAGCGACGGCCGCCGCCAGGTTCACGAGCGGCGCTGGCGCGGCTGGCGCGGCTGGCGGGTGGGCTTCGCCGCGGGAGCGGCTGCGACCGTGAGCGTGCCGGCGGCCGCGGCGGTGTGCACACGCGGCGCGCTCGGCGAGACGTCGGCGAGCGTGTCGCCAGCGTTGTCGACCACGAGCGGCGCGTCGACGACCTCGGGCAGCCGCGGGACGGGGTGCGGGTCGTGCGGTTGGTGCGGCGTGCGCTCGCCACACCCGTCGCACGGGACCGCCCACACGGGAGCGGCGGCGAGCACGTTCAGCGCGCCGCAGGATCGGCAGTAGTGGACCATCGGTCAGCCTTTCGCTTTCGGCATGTACGCGGCGGCCGCCGCGGTGAGCTTGTCGGCCAGCTGGTCGCGCTGGTCGCTGAGGTCGGCGAACGGGCGGCCGCGCTGCCGGTAGGTGCGCCCGAGCCGGTCGGTGCCGTTGTAGCCACGGGCGAGGCGAAGCGCCTGCGCGTGCATCCGGCCGGGGAACGTCTTGCCCTTCGCCTTCGCGTCGTACGTCGAGCGGGACAGCACGCCGATGTTGGCGACGATGTACCGGCGCTTGCGGACGCGCACCTTGTAGCCGACCGACCGCTTGAGGTTGCCGGACACCGACCCGGGCGGGCCGCCCGGCGCGGAACCCGGCGAGTTCTTGATCCGGGCGCGTATGACCTTGCGGCCGTGCTTGCCGACCTCGCGCAGCCCGGCGGCCATCGCCTTCGTGGCGTCACCGGCGACCTGGTCGCCGCGCCAGGTGATCCGGTGTCGTGACGTGGCCACGTTCCCCTCCAGGTGATTCAGTTGCCGTGCTGAACCTCGACGAGGTCGACGCGGGCGTGATCGAGCGGACCCGCGGCGAGGTGCTCGAGCACGGCGATCACTCGCAGCCGTGGATGGCCGGCGATCGTGAGCTCGTCGTCACGCTTCACGCCGGCGGGTTCCGGGATGACGTCATCGGCTGGGGCGATCACGGCCCCCGGGTCGAGGTACAGGACCCAGCGCACGTCGGCCTGCTCGGCCGCGGCGACCGCCGTCTCGGCCGCCGACCCCGGTTGCAGGGAGCCCGTCACGGTCCCGATCGGGGCGAACTCCTGCGTCCACCCGTGCGCCCCGTCGCTCACGCGGACGCGGCGCTCGACGGTGAGGGTGTGCGTGCGGAACACGTCGTGAAGCACTTGACACCTCCGGTCAGGCGAGCACCGGGCTACGGAGCGCCTCGACCTGCGCCGACTCGGCCGACGTGAGCCACAGCGAGACGCCGGCGGCACTGACGGCGTAGGCGATCGTCTGGGCGCCCGTGGTGAGCGACTGAGCGCCGCTGAGCGCGTTCGGGCGGTTGGCGCGCTGCACCATCGCGCACACGAGGTCGACGAGCCACGGGGCCATCGGGGCGAACCCGTGGTCGTACACGACGACGACGTCGGCGTCGCACGGGAAGCACCCGCGGCGGCGCTCGACGAGCCCGGCGTCGTTCCATGTGAAGTCGCCGGTGGTCAGGGCGGCGCCGGCGACGGTGATCGACACGACGTCTCGCACCGGGATCTGGGGCAGGAACACGTACCGCGAGCCGTCGCCGATCAGGTGCACCTCGTCGCCGTCGACCGCCTCGAGCAGCTGGCCGCGGGTGACGTGCTGCACCAGCGACGACGCCGCCTCGAGTTGCGCCGCGCAACGGTCGGGGTCAGCCGGGGCGCCGTAGCGGAGCGTGTAGTCGTTGACGTCGGCGAGGCTCACCGGTCAGCCCTTCGGCTTCCGGGACCGCGCCGTGCGCGGTTTCACCGGATCGGCCGACGCCGGGGCGGCCACGACGCCGTCACCGGCGGCCGGGTCGACGGCGGGGTCGCCGCCGCCGTCCGCGGCGGCCGCGGTTCCCTCGCCGGGGGCCGGGTCGCCGTCGCCGTCCGCGGCGGCCGCGGTTCCATCCCCGGGGGCGGGGCCGCCGTCCCCGTCACCGGCGGCCGGGTCGACGGCGGGGTCGCCGGCGCCGTTCGGGGCGACCGCGGCGGGCTCGGCAGGATCGGTCGGTGCATCGTCGCCCTCCTCGAGCGCATCGGCGTGGCGGGCGGCGATCAGCGAGCGGGCCTCGTCCTCGGGGACGTCGATCACGCCGCCGGCGAGCGGCCACTCGACACCGTTGCGGTAGCCGGTGATGTGCCGGCGCATCTTGACCTTCATCGGTACTCCGTTCGTGGGCGTCGTTCAGTCGGGCCCCGGCGAGGCGCTGCGCTCGCCGGG